CGTACTGCTTTTCCACTACTGACATAGTGAGTCACATAGACGTTTCCTGCACTGTCTACGGCGATACCATGCCCGTATCGCTCGTCCGTCTTAGACCAGATTTCGTTTCCGTTTGGATCTAGTTTTCGTACTGCTTTTCCACTACTGACATTGTGAGTCACATAGACGTTTCCTGCACTGTCTACGGCGATACCAAACCCATTCGTCACGTCCGTCTTAGACCAGATTTCTGCGCCCATACCGCCCGGCAAAGGACGCAAGACAGAATCACCGATTGTATCCCCTACAGCATAATCTCCAGGTTTTAAAGTTCCTACTACTCCTCCTACATTTATGCCTTTTTTAATGTTTTCTGCAACTAAATTAGCAAAACTTGCAGTAACTTTACCACTTCCATTGTGATAACCGCTTGGTATTGTATAACTTCCTCCTTGTGTTGTAATGGTGTGTGTTACTGCACCTCTATTGGGCATTGTACCAGATTTAATTCCTTCTTCTGTTCCAATAGTATATCCTTCTAAAACATGCTCGGGCAGGGCTGTTCCATATTCACCCCCTCCCTCACCCAATAACTGAAAAACCGAGCCCGTATATACCAGATGACAAATTTGTCCGGCTTTGATGTTGCTGGCGGCCAAATCGTTGCCATTGGACTTCTTTATTGATACCGCACCTATGCCGTTGATGTTCAGAGTGCAGGCCCCGGTGTTTGCATTAGTGAATTTCACCTTGATACTCATGCCTTCCACCAGTTGAGTTATCCCGGGAATGGTAATAATATAATCATCAGCCCCGCTTGCCACGGCATAGTCAATATGCTTCTCATGATCTTCTTTATGCGCCGTGAGATCCTGAACGGTCGCATAAACCAATGACTGTTCGATTGATGCCGACACATTCTGAGCATTGCCGATTACAGATACAATATCCACCTGCTTCTCCAGTATCTCTGCGCCACCGGGAGACGGGATATATTCCGCCAAATCGCCGGCATTCCCGTAGCAATACAATATCTCTCCCAAGTCAGGATCCTGAGCAAATAACCCAAGTTCCCTCCACCAAAAGCCAGTTTCAATGTCCTGATTTGAAAGCACGCCACCGACAACAGCCTTCCCACCGGGAAGCACTTTGAATTTATTTAGTGGGATCGATTTGATTTCATGTATAAGCACAGTAAGATCTGCTATTGCCTGTCCGCTTAATTGACCGTCGCCTACTGCAATTCGTGTAAAATTCAACTGGGTGCCTGCCTGTGCTTTCGCCTGCAATGCACGGCCGCGGTTTGTGAATGCTATCAGTCCAAAGCTCATATATTTACACCACCTGTTCTATCGTTATATGGTCACCGGTATGGAGAACGTGCCCGAAAAACAACTGCATTTCAGCAGACATGCTTATAATCACCTGTTCCAAGCGTGACCGGATATTTTTCACCTTATCCACCGCCATGGCAAACTGATTTGCCTGTTCAGCTGTTACAGAAGGGTTGCTAGTTACGACCCGGAAATGGTATGGTTCACCGCCATATTCGAACCACTCTTCTACATGTCCGTCACCGAAGTAATCCTGTACCACTTGCTCCACTGCATACGGCGTTCCGCGGTACCGATGAACCTTTATGACATTCTTGATCAGCTTACGCTTTATCTCAACACTGGCATTTGCATCGTACCAGTCCACATGCATCTGCCAGGCGAGTTCATCCAGAGCCGCACTGTCAAGTTCATTCACGCGCGCAAGGATCAAGCACACCTTTACCTCATCGGCCAATTGCCGGAATTGCGGTGTAAGTGCTACACACAAAGCCCGAGTCGTAGGATCCTGTTTCATGTAGGAGGTCTGCAAACTCAGAAGGTCAACATTACTGAGTGTTATCATTCATATCAATCCTCCATATGTAAGCTTTACTGCCCCAGCTTTGGCAACCTCAGATAGGCTCACTGCAGTGTAGGTGGGAGATGTTATATCAATACGATAAGCACCTGCATTGAGCATAAGCCGTCGCAGGTAATCAGGATTGATATCCCGGCCAAGCTGTTCAGATTGCCATGCTATATACTGTCCCACAGCCGTTTCAACTGCACTTTTGATCATAAGCTCCTCGGCCTGTCTGTCAGCACTGATATAGTATGTCAGCGTAATATCATAGCTGGCTTCTGTCGGAGCCGATACCTGGACATTGTCCGTGAGCGGCCGCCGATCCTTGGCGCTTACTGCAGCAAAAACCTTGTCAAGGATATCCTGTGTCGGGATTTCGCCGTCTTTCATCAAAACCACGATATCAACTACCCCGGGAGATGATGATGTGACTGATACATCGGCTATGTTCACATCTGCGGATTTTGCCCAGTAAATATACGCTCCTTCCGGGCCAGCCACCGAAAAGCTTTCCGGAGCAAGACGGATCCGCTCGCGATAACTGTCGTCACTCTCGATGTCAGATCCTCCTGAACTTGTATCTGTATTTTCAACACCTGATACGTATGGTACAGGATCCACTAGCGTTTTTATCTGCCCCGGAGTAAAGCCGTTATACTTCGCTCCTCCTTCCAAGGCTTCAGCAAGTATGTCTCCCTGGGGCTGTCCTGCAGGAATTACAAGCGCTTTTGTGGTAGCAAAATATATCTGCCCGTCCGGTGTCGCCCGGGTCCCAGCAGGTATGATGATGTTATTCGCCTGTACCGAAGACAGCGTAAAGCGAAGGGTAGTTTTTGCTTTCTGTGCTTGAATCCTTGGCGTGTTATAGAACTCTCCAAGAGCATCAAGATTTGCCCCTGAAGCATACCTAAGCAGGTTTTGTCTTGCTGACTGGTTTATGTCGTTTTTCAGTCCGATTATTACCTGTGCTAACTGCTGCAAAAAAATACGCCGTTCGTCACCGGGAAAAAGGGGTTGATTTAAAGCTTTTTCGAACTGTTTGACAAGATCGCTCAGTATCTGTCCGGCATCTGCGGTAACAAAACTTATGTCACTCATACCTCAATCACCACCCTGAACTGCATATTCCCCTGGTCATCAATCCCGCTGTACTGCACTTCTTTGACTGTAGCCCGTGGTTCGTAATCTGTAACCAACCTATGGACTTCAGCCATATATAACGCAGCGGCTATATCTGACGGCTTATCAAGTATGCTTGCATCGACACCCATGGTCCTGCTGAATGGAACTTCATACCGCCAGGTATTTATGAGGTTCCTGACATTCTGTGCTATCCTTTCTTCATCCCTGGCCGCCCAGTTAAGCTGCACAGGTTTGGACGTATCTATAGCAATAATCATAGCGTCACACCTCGTCACGCAATCTTGTTAATTTAGCTTGCGGCATGTTCTGATTGCTGCGCTTCAGTCCTGATTTATCCGAACTCAATATATAAGCATCTCCGCTGACTGGCGGAAGCTGTATTCCAGGAGTATATGTCCCTCCTGACGTGGATGCTGACATGCTGCCCGGCCGGACATACTCATCGAATTTGAGTTCGAGTTCAGCCGAAAGCACATTGCCGCTGTTGTCTATCACTAACATGATAGCCTGTACGCTCACCAGGAGCCACTTGTTTTTACCCAGCGGCCGGCCGCCCAGCAAAAAAGGATAAGCAATGCCGGCATCCTTGATTGCTTCCCACTCCTCGATTTCTTTGCGGGGATTGACCCCCAGGGAAACGTCAAGCTTGATGCTTATAGACAGAGTATTAAGTCCTGGACCTTTGTTGTAAGTCGACGGTTTTTTGCCCGATGAATCCTGCTTTTGTGTTGATAGCGTAGATCCATACTGAATATTCTCGAATGTATAAATCCTGTTTTGGGTAACCTCGAATGCTTTTGTGCCAAAAACAGCTATAGGCATGATCATCACCGCCTAGAATTTCGCTATAATCAATCCATCCTTCATGCTGGCTGTAAAAAATACCACCACGACATTTTCACCTATTTGGAGGCTGTCAATATGTGCAGCCGTTTTGAGGGGAGGAGAAACCGTATTATCTTTGTCCGGGAACACCACCCTGACTCCTTCCTGCTCCACACTGGATACTTTGCCTCTCAATACCATCAGTATCCCTCCAATGGCTTACGGAGCCGCAAGAGTGTCTTTTTGTCTACTAGCTTATGGATCACTTGTTCACAGTAATATTTGCCGTCTGCAAGACCTACTCCACGTATCTGCACCGTATTCCCTGCAGCAAGATCAGTGGCCAATTCGATTGTGACATACCCTGAACATTCGAATTTGTTTCTGGATCGCAGAAGGTTTTTTGCAAACCTCTCAGCTTCACCCTGGCTCGATACATAGATGCCAGTGTATTTCAAAATGGGACCTGATACCCTTTCAGGTCTGAACTCATACACGATGTCGCCATATGATACCCTGCACGAACCGAATATCCCGGTTGACTTGATCCGGAAGGTATAGTCACCATCAAATTGATCAGCATTTATCGTCTTTGCTGCCGGTTGAAATTCCATGTACCGTTCATCGTAGATCACAGCCTTTCCGTCAGTGACCTTCAGCGAATACCCTTCCAATGTGCACCTCCACGCGAGGAATGCGAAGTCTGCCTGCTCACACTGGTCCACACGTTCATACAAATGATTTTGGACACCATAGACCTGGAGATTAAACCCATATCTGTTTGCAATCTCTGTAGCTATCTCCATAAACCTCACTGCTTCCCAGGCTTTTATGCGGTCCGTTTTCGCCTCCTGTGGGATAGATAAAGCGCGGACAAGAAAAAACCCGCGCTTTTGCTCCAACTCGTCAATGTACATCAGACCAGAATCAAAGCCTGCCTCTTTAATGCGCACCTTATGGTTCTTTTCAGGTTTCCACTGGCTCCAGAAACCTTTCGTATCATCAAACCACAACTCGAGGCTGTCGGCAACGCCACCAGCATTATCGGTAATGTCAGCTTTCTTGACCTCTACAGCGCCGGTTATGTCCCTTCCTTCGTATATGATCTGCATGAGCTTCACCTCTTCCAGGGCGGGAGGGTTGCAGCGGCTTCCTGGTCGATGATGGGGATCCGGAGTTTTATATCGGCGTCAAAAATAATTACATTGGCATACTGAGGGTTCGCCTGAATTATTAAATGTGCCTTGGTTTCATCGTTGTAAGCATCCAGTGCCAGCATATCAAAAGTGTCGCCCTGCATAGTCGTGTACTCAAAATACTCAGTAGCCATATGCAACCCTCACCTTCTCCTCCATAAGGTCTTCAATCATTATCAGTAATTCTTCCTTATGCTTTTCCAGCAGTGGTTCTATTTCTGCCCTGTTTCCGCCATATATAACTGGCGAATATGTGATGTTCACCGTTCCACCCGCCGGAGCAGCGCCTATCATCCTGGCTGTCTGATTGAGCAGACTGAGGCTTCTCGGTGTGCGCTGGATAGGTATCACCGCTTCAGGACCTGCTTCGCCAGCAATCGATGGACCTGTTGTAAACCCGCCTTTTGCCAGTTTCGGTATCTCCGGGATCTGCAGGTCAACTCCGACAACCTTGCCTATAACGCCCGTAACCTTGTTGATCCCCTTAAAAAAGGTGTTAAGCGCTCCAATTGCGGCATTGATAAGGCCTTTTAGCACATTGACGATGCTCTCCCAGGTAGATTTGAAGATGTTCTTGATGTTTTCCCATGCCGCACTCCAGTTCCCGGTAAAAACATTGATTATAAAATTCAGTACTTCCGATAGGATCCCGACAAAATACGTTATCCTATCAGTAATCAACTGGATTATCGGAGTAATTCCTTGTATTGCCGAACCCAGGCTGTATGCAATTACTTCCGACAAGAACTGTATAATCGGCGTTAAGGCATCAAGCAGCGGCATGAGCGCCTCCAATATTTGAACTATTGGGGGAAGTAAGCTTTCCGTCAGCGCACCCAATACCGGGATGAAGGGCTTGATTACAGCAAAGATTATTTTAATCAACTGGGCTGCCACTGGCAGGATCTGGCGTACCAGTTGCAACAGATCCGCCAATATCGGCTGAATGAGAGACATAATTATTGCAAAAGCATCATTCAGCAATGGAATTGCCGTCTGTGCAACATCCATTATGATAGGTAATGCCTGCTGCAGTAAATCGATCAGCATCGGTCCCAGCGTTTTGCTTATTGCTTGCAGCACAGGTGTTATTACCGGCACCAGTTGTGAGGCCATATCCAGTATTTGCGGCAATATATCGGCTATTCCTCCGAGGAATTCTCCGCCAATACCTGATATTATAGATGTAATGGCCGGTATTTTCTCGACCAGCGAATCAAGTATCGGCTGTACCTTCGGAATCAACTCAGCGATAAGGCGGTTGCCAAGTCCTTTAGCCGACATTTTGATTTTATCTATTGTGTCGCCAAGATTATCGAGACCCTGTAATGTATCCTCAGACAATACCAGTCCAAGAGTGTCCGCTTCTGCAACAAGTTTTTTGATTTCTTCGGTACCGGCATTAAGTATCGGGAACAAATCTGCAGCTCCACGGCCGAACAGCTTGAAGGCCAACGCATTTCTATCGGCCTCACTCTCGATTTTTGACAATTGTATGATTGCTTCCTGGAACACTTGTGACTGGGGGCGGAGTTTTCCTGTGCTGTCGGTTATTTGTATCCCCAGGGCCTGAAATGCTGCCTGTGCTTCTTTACTTCCCTTGCGTGCTGTATCCATGTACTTCGTCATGATGCTAATAGCCTGGGGTATGGCGTTAAAATTCGCTCCGAGTTGTCCGGTTATATATTGCAATCGCTGCAATTCTTCAACAGATAAGCCGGTCTTATCTTTCAAAGTTAATAGCGTATCTGCACTTTCAGCTGCAGACATAGCCAATCCACCAAGCGCAGTAACTCCTGCCCCGATACCTGCAGCCACAGCGCTTCCAACCGCGACTGCTGCTTTTCCTGCTGCTTTCAGTCCATTGGCGGCAAAGCTTCCGATTTTCGAGAGTTTGCTTGATGTTTTGGACGCTTCTGCTGACGCCTTGAGCAAAGCTGACTGCAGTGAAGGATCCACTTTGCCGGCGAGTGTGATCAATGCCTTAAGCTCTTTTTTACTTGCCACCGGAAGCCGCCTCCTTTCTCATGGCTCTTTCTTCTTCGCATAAAATATTGAAATAATCGATAAGATCTGCAAGCGGTTGGTTATAGCACCATTCTGCCGATGTGGACGTCACAAGATTTATCCTTGCGATTATCCTCTTTATTGTCTGGTCCGGTATTATTCCTCCGAATTGAGATAGAAAAAATTTCTCGCCAATGCAGCCGCCCTGTCAGCATCCTTTGCGCTCATGCGCATCACGTCTGCGGTTGTTATGGCAGCATTTGCTTTACTGACAGCTTTTGCGAAAAGATAGAAATGATAGTCCGAATCGATTTCTGCAACTGACATCGGAACACCGGCTGCTTTCATTTCCTTACCGACATCGATTTTGTCCTTTGCCGACATGTTTTCAAAGTCATACGGCAGTTCTTTCACCTCTTCACCGTTGACCATTATGGGTTTCGTGAGCTTGAAAACTTCCACAAAGATTCCCTCCTCAATAATAAGGCGGCCACTATGGGCCGCCCTATATCAAAATTTGCTTTTCCGGCTCTTATCCGAGAGCCTGCCTTACTTTTTGCATGTAATCGACGCCGTTGATTTTGTATATGTAATTCCTCTTGTCAATCAGCAACGTCTCAACGCCGTTGATTACCTGACGATACCTGATGACCTCATAATCGATGCTGCCGTCCATAGTTGTAGGAGGCTCAACCTTTCCGGGGTCGTATTTCTTATTGATACCGGATATGAATATCTTGGCCCCTTCAGGTATCGTCTGACCGTCTGCACTGACCGTATCCCTGGCAAACCTGAGCTCAATATTCTGTACACCGGGCTTTGCAAGGTTGGCAGCATTTTTGTTTATAGACCGCATATTGACTGTAAAAGTCATGCTGCCGATCTGGCCGGTGACAGGCATATCGATCGATCCGAGTATGCCGGCGCCTTTTATTTCGCCTGTCTGTGTTTCAATGCTCGGCAGCTGGCAAGATACGTTATCATCGATTTCAACGCCATCAACCAATAGCTTATGCGCTATTACACTTCCTGAAATGATCATGCCTGTTCACCTCCAAATAACGCCTCTATCCCCTGAGAAGTGTACTGGATTTTTGCTGTCAGGCTCTTACCGGGCGGTGTGGTCGTAGTGGCAATATCAAATACGAAGTCACCCTCAACGATGTCGCTGGTCGGATTGCTGGCTTCATTAAAGGATATTGCACCGTAAAGCAAAGCCCCGCGAGCAATCAGGCTGTCGAGGAATTCCTGGTAATCGTTAAGTATCGTATCGACCCTTGCCCTGTCCATCGGTTTGTCGACTTCTATGCCATACCGCCTCTGGAAGTCATTCACCAGGTAGTACAGCATCCTCACGCTGCTGTCGAACTTGTTCCTGGGGTCCATGTCTTTACCGTACTCATATTCGCCGGTATGCGGGCCCCAAAGCACCCAGCGCCCACCCCAGTATGTTGCCGTCCTGATGCCTTTGCTGTTCAGGTCATTAGCCTGGGTCTGATCAAAAATGATCTCCGTTCCATCAGCCAGGCAAAGACCTGTAATGTCGATGGGCTTGTTGGAAGGCGTTTCATACGGGATATTATCGTTGTTATGATCGACTCGCTGCATTGTCACGGTTGTCAGCGTAGACAGATGGAACTTCCTGCCTCCCTTTTTCGCCATCGGCCAGCACGGTCCTTCTCCGGCTCCTGTATAACCGTTTGCTGTTTTCCATGCCTTTGCTTTTTCGATATTGTTTGCATTGTTGTCAGCGGCAAGGTCGCTGTTGACCCATGCATACCAATGCCCGTTGATTTTCTGCGCAGCAGCTTTAAGTGCTGCATCAATTTCCGGATCGTGGCTCCATCCAGGAGCAGCCAGTATGGTCGGGATCATATTATACTTGTTATATACCAGATCTACAACGGCGATACCCGACTTCGCGCCAGTGGATGGATCAGTTCCACCGATGATCTCCGATGCAGTAACAACCTCGGGCTTGACTTCATCAAATGTCACTGTGACTGTAGCTCCCAGGCTCCCGGTCAGATCCTTAAGAAGCACCTTGGAACCGTCCATGGAATATTCCACGTTAAAGTCAACGCCCAAGGTTTTTTCTTCAATAGAGCAGGTCTTCAGGATAACCTTGTCATTGTCGATATATCCCTGCCCGTTTATAAGAGTTACCTCTGCCGACTGGTTCGGTTTCTTGATGGTATCGGGATTAAGGACATTGACAAGTATAATCGGGCCGATAGCCTGAATACCATTTTTGAAATGTGCATAGATCGCTTCACAAAGGCTGAAATCGTCCCAGTTGTCTGAATAACCCACCTTTTTCTGGGCGTCTGAAAAACTCTGCACCAGTATCGGCTGGTTAATCAGGCCGGAATAATCCATTAACTGATGGATCGGGAGCACTCCGAAATATATCGGTAATGTCGCCACACCAGATATTGGTATGAAATCCTGTGTGGGCTGCAGTTCTGCAAACGAACCGTGTTTATACAAGTTTTATCACCTCTTTCAAAGGTTCTTCAAAATTTCTGCTTGTGGATATGGGACTTTCCGCAGTGTAAAAGTAATCCATCCGTACCAATATGGGTACGGCTGTTCCTGCTGGTACATGCCCCATTTAATTGGAGGTTGGATCGTACCGGCATTTTTTATGATACGATTCCGGAAAAGTTCTGCAGTTGTCCTGTCGATCAGGTTCAAGAGATCGTGATATCCCTTGAAATCAGGGGTATATTTTATTGTCCCGTCTTCCGCCGGCTCGTGCTTTCCTGGGCTGTAAACAGCTGCAGATATACGGATGCTAATTTCTTCATCATGCATATCATCCACAGCCTCATCCATACCAACTATCAAGCACGGGATGACCGCTTCCATTCCATCCGGAAGATAGCCCTTCGGAGGTATCCAGCCTACATGGACCGCAGGATTCACAAGTTCGTATTCATGGACATTTTTGTCGTTTGCTTTCTGGAGTTTGATAGATGGCGAGACTTTTTCCTGCAGGAACGACTTCAGGTTTTCAAGAACCGACACCGTGGACATGTTCATCACTTCCTTATGTTTTTCTGGATGCTTGTCATATTGCGGATTATCTCGTGCTCAAGCCTTTCATTGAACTTCTCCATAGCGGCCTTCTGTATTTCTTCACCAACGTTTTCATTGGTTATCATCTGCGGTACTGACAACGTCCGGAGCACGACGATCGGTTTCCGTTCCGTGCCTTCCCTTTTCACTACATGGTCGATGCCGCCGTCCAAAGTTGCAATGAATGGTTTGGGGTCAGTATTCACTTCCTGGCTGCCGGAATCCCGCTTAATCGTTACCTTCACTTTGTATTTTTTCTTGGTAGCAGGCCTGGTCTTCGGGCTATGAGTGAAATGGTAAAAGGACAATGTATGGCCTTTTGATTCGACGCTTGCTGACAGGTCTTTTTTCGAAGGATAGTTTTTTATTAGCGTATCTTTGATATCAGAAGCTTTGATTGTATAATGTTGCCGAACTATACGCCCGATCTGCGTCGCAACAAAGTCGACCGTACGTTTCAATGCATGATACGTCGATTCTCCGACTTCCTTTTCGAAGCCCTTTAGTTCCATCGTCAGCCTGTCGATCTGTTTTGTATCAACAGTGATAATTCCTTTTTCCACTACCATCAGCCCCTGTTCTGCTGCAGGATAATCTCGTACACTCCGGCATCTTCCCGGCAGTCGAACACGATCATCTGCCTGTTGTCAAAAATTATAGGAGCGCCTGGTTCAGGGCGCTCCCCATAATCTGATGCCTTGACATAAAATAGAAGCTCGCCGACTGAAATGCCGTCGAACTCCTTTTTGCTCCTATACTGGAGGCGGTCATTGTCCACGATGATATTAAGTTCCCGGCCGTTGATCATATGAGTTTCTGCAAACTCATCAACAGAAAAGAAATGACTTATATCAGACTGTATCTGATTTTTAAGGCTCATCATTCATCAGCCTTTCCAGCATTTTCATTCCCTTCTTGCTGTGAAGCATTAACTATTGCATTAATGACCTCAGCCTTTGTCATCGCATCAGAAACATCCGGGATCTCCAGCCTGGCTGCAAGATCGAGCAGTTCTGCTTTTGTCATTTTGTCGATTGGTTTCTCGCCGGCCGATTTTTCTACTTTTACTGCTTCCAGGATAACCCTCTCGGCCGCACCGGTTTTAATCAATTTCTCCTGCATCTCGACAGGCAGATAACCGATAACGGATCCTTTTTCGATCAGCACTCCCCGGTAGTTCAGGGGGGATTTGAGCTTGATCACGATAATCCCTCCTGTCAACCGATTTTTACTCTTGCGACTGTATCTGCCTGGGCCTTGGGCTCTGTTGCCCATCCGGCGGGGACATTATTCTGAGCCACGTCTGTCAGGACACCAGCCACAGGATCCCAGTACAGTTGCTGACCGACCGTAAATGCAGCATTGTTTACTGCCGGCAGTTCAAACACACCTGCAACGTGAAGGGAACCTTTGGCACCAGCTGCGATATTCTCACCGGCCACACCGATCCTGGTGGTCAGATTCACTACACTTCCATACTGTATAGGTGCCGGTCCCGGATTTGTGTAATCAATCGTATCACCTTTCTGGATAAACATGTTTATATCATCCTCCTTAAAAATTTAGGAGCCTAACAGATTAGGCTCCTGGATTCATACAGTGATTTGCTCAAAACATAAATGCAGATCTTTTCTTACAAAACTGGCAGCACAAACGCTGGTCCATTAGACTCCAGGATTCATGTAGAGTCCGCGGTAATCAAGCACAGTCACACCATAATCGATGTAGATCCTCCACTTGATACCAAGGAACTCAAACCCGACCTGGCTTTCAAGCTTCGGCATGTCGTCACCGTTAAGGTATGTAACCTCAATGGTATCGACATCAGCCGGATCAGCAACCAGGAACCACGGGTACGGATTGCCGGGGGCAACAAGCGCATCGAGTTCAGCGTCAGCCACAGGCTCAAGTGTCCCAACGAACGGGTTGACATTAGCCTGGGTCGTAGGTACCACAACGCCGGACAGGAACTGCTGCGCTTCAGTTTCGCGGGCTGCGGGCACGATCAGGAAACGAGGACCTATGTTAAGGATCTCATTACCGCGCAGGTTCCTATGTGTGCGCATAGCCTGACGGCCGGCACCTACTGCCGCGACAGTAATGCCCGAACCCTGGGCGGACACGTTTCCGTGTGCTGCGCCAAACAAAGGCTGGCCATCATATATCACAGGGTTGGTACCAAGCATCCGATATACCAGCCTGTTGATACCGCGCTTGGCAGCACGGACATACGCTTCAGGAACTCTCGTGAGTATTCCGATGTCGTCATTGATCAGCGCCTGGCGAGTAAGACCAAAGGAGCGCCCAAACGTAGCAATCGCTTTGCTGACGCCCTGGTCTGTCATTTCATCAAACTTGAACTCACCGCTCTGTGTCATCTGCAGCAGGTCTCCCGCTTCCGAGATCTGATAGTGAGTTGCTGCCTTGAAATCGGGATTGCTGCCCCTGCTGGTCCATATCTGGTATGTAGTCTGTGCTGCGCGGTATGCGGTCGCCATACTCTTGTTGACCGTGGCATTGAGTATGGCCGCGAACTGGCTGTCCGGAGTCAGTGCCTCACGGAAAAGTGTGTCATCGTCAAGCCTGTGCGCATTGGTCCTTCCGGCCCTGTTCAGGCAATCTATTGCAAGGTCGCGGAGCCTCATTCCCCTGAAATCATTTGCCCCGTCCGCAGGCTTTTCGACCTGCCTGCCTGCTCTCAGGAGTATAGCGTCAGATGCTGCTTCCCTGATCTTGTCCGCTTCATCTCTTTCGACGCGCACATCACTGCCTGCAGCGATAGGCTTCATACTTTCCTTTACCTTTTCCAACAATGCAGCGCGGACCTGGTCGACTGTCGATCCATTTTTGATGTACTCAATGGGATCCACATCGAAATCCCTGCACATGGCTGTTATTTCGCTGACGCGCTGCCTTTCAGCGTTGACAGCCTCCGCTCTCGCGGCCGACTCATCGACGGCCTGAGGAGCTTTTACTTCCTTCATGTCCTTTTCATCCATGCCATTATCCTCCTTCTCAAAATTTGATTTATCAGCACGGCCGTCGGCCGGAGCTGGCATGTCCTCAGATCTTCCCACGCCAACAGACGGGTCTGCTGGAGTAGGCTCGATACTGATTTCAAGCGGTTCCCACTTGATAGCGATATATGCAGGGCCTGTAAACTTTCCGTTTGCGGACTTCTTGCCGGCAACAACTTCCTCCCAACTGTTGACCGAATACCCGACAGATACACCTTTGATCAGGCCCTTCTTGACCTTCTGGAACACCCTGTCGCTGTCTTCATCATCGTCAAAGGTTATCAATGCCTTCCCTTTCCGCTCCTCCGCATCTATCCACGCTTTCTCAATTTTTGCTATTGGCATCCTTCCAAGGTTCGGATCACGGCCATGAGCGAAAAGGACTGTGCCTACCTCAAGCAACCTTGTGAGATCAACCGCCCCTTCGTCGTGCGACAGGATTTCGGATCCGAACCATCTCTCATATGGCGTCTCCGAAGAAAAAGAAAGTTCCACTGTCCTGGAGTTTTCATCAACTGCCCGTATCTGAGCCTCAATTGCTCTGTGGTCCTGTATCCCCGTCCGCGGTTTCTTTATTTCCGCCATTGCCATTTGTTTTTCCACCTCCCGTTATATTGATACCTAAATCCTGTGCAAGTTTTATTTCTGCTGCTCTTTGCTTCAGAACATCCCTCCAGTCCTCGCCGCGCTCAGCACAGATCCTTGAAAGAGTATCCTGACCCGTTTCTATGGCCTTTGCATTTGCCGATACTTCTTTCACGGGATCAATCCAGCTCCATCCCGGGGCAATCCATACATGCTTGAGGTATCTTTTGCGGTTCTGCCAAAAATCCGGTATGTTAATCTGTCCTGAAAGAACAGCAGAAATCAGGAACTCCGTATACACTTCCCTGCAGAAATGTTCGATCAAAAACTGCTGCCACATCATATATGTGCGCTGGTCCTCCAGCAATCCCTGACGGGCGCTGCTGTAATTGACCTGCGACATATCCCTTGATACAGCTTCATATGAAAGACCCTGGCCGGCGCCGGCGAGCCGCTGCTGTGTGGATATGAAATCCTTTGCACTGGTCGCCTGTCCGGATGGCTGTACTGCCTGGATGCTTTCACCTGGCTGTAATTCATTGATCATTCCAGGCGCTATAGTCCGCTGCTGATATCCGCTTTGATTGTCTGTCTTTCCTCCGACTATTCCTCTGCCAAGTGTTCCAGTAGGAACCTGCTTAGTAATGAAAACTGACAAGCATGCCAGGATACGTTCCTTAACAGACACTGCTTCAACAAACTCATTCACGTCACGAACTCGGGGCAATGTCTTTGCTAGAGGAGACATTTCACGGATTTGTGACGGCCGAGTTTTTCTCCACAGGAAAATTATCCGTTGGGCTTCAATTCTTTGCGATTTGCCGGTCCAGAAACCATCTGGAGTATACTCTTTGAGGTAATATGCTACAGGCCTGTTGTATTGGTCCATTTCAATGCCACCTACTATGCGGTTGCGTCCCAGACCCGGCGTTACATTGAGTGATGTGTCGAGATCATCCACTTCTCTTGCCTGCAGACAGAACGGCACCAGTCCATCACTTGTATATGTCTTTATAAAAATGATCCCGCCATCTACAAGCATCCGTCTTATTGCCATAGCCTGCATTTCCTGGAATGATTGCTGTCCGGTTACATCGCAATTGCGCGGTCTGCACCACTCGTTCCACAGATCCTCAATCTGCTGATTGAGTTCATCATCCTCGGTACCGTCAGATTTAAGCACCTTGGCTTGAGCCCGTATACCAGTTCCTACAACATTGCGTTCAAGAGGTCCAATGATGGCCTCCGCAATATCGCTGTTCCGTTCAAGGTCCCGGGCCCTGGCGCGGATAATGTCCCTCTGCGGACGATCTGCCTGTTCTGCTGTGGCATTCACAGGCACCCATCCAGAATTTAGTCGGTCGACATTTCCTGCATCATAAAAACCCCTTAGGGCCTGGCGCCATGCTTCGCGCTTATATGCCCATGCGGGGCTGATGAATCCGATTGCTTTGTCAAGCCAGTTCAAAGTCCTCACCTCCGGTCAAACACGGCCACAGTGACGCTGCCGCCTGTTTCTTCCCGGAGCTGCAGCAGCAGCTGACGCCGTTCCTGGTACAAGACGGTCAGGTCAGGACGTCTCAACCGTCTGCTGCCGATACTATATTCCTGAGCTCCGTTTTCGATTGCTGAAATCGCCGCATTTATCTGATCAAGCTGTTCTTTCGTCGTCATCGCAACCAATCACCTCTTTGATTTATCCAGTTTCCTGACGTTCTTACAAATCCACTTTGCTGATCTTGCTGGATCGGCTTTGGACTATTTGGTTCCTGATTCTGCGGCGTATCCTGCAGGTATCGCACATGGAGCAGATCCGCAGCAAGCGCTGCATATACCTCACAGTCAAGATAGTGGTTCGCCACATGACTACTTTTGGGCCTCCACACCTCAATCTGCTTGTTACCTTGTTTCTCAAGCACTTTCTCTTCTGAGCAAATCTGCTCCGCATACTCCCGATCGCAGCCTTTGAATACCATCCAGGATCCACGGCCATTTGGACGGTTCAAACGGCCGGCGATCATGTCTTTGTATTGGTGAGTATCCACAATGTAGAGCCGCATTCCATAGGCTCTGCTGTCTACCTTCTCAATTGTGCTTACATTATACCGGGCCAGCAGCGGCCTCGATGAACCCTTAACCGGCACTACCCAGTCCTGGTTCCTGACATAAAAGTCATATACTTCATCAGTTCTGTCACCGGAGTCTATTGCACATAGATTGACCTGATATATGTTTCCATTCCGGTCATGGTACGGCAGATTCATGAGATATTCTATTTCATCCCAAGTATCAACCACGCCATGAGCAATGTTCCAACTGGTCATGTATGTGCCCCATGCACGGATAGTGTAATAAAAACGGTCCCTTTGTACGTCAACGCCCCCGGTAATAATTACGGTCCCGTCGGGGACCACACCTTCCTCATATTCGCTCTGGCGTTCAAGCACTTTATCAGAATTCATCTTTGCCTCTGTCTGCTCCCACGGCTCCGCGAGCCAAGAATTGATGAAGTTCATCAGGAGTTCAGGGGTATCCTTTGACTTCATGAACTCATATGCCACATCCCCAAACCTTACCCATGGTGAATATATTGCGTTCAGGTGGAAAGCCGTCTTCTTGGTGCCCGTTTTCTTCTCTGATATCCATTTGCCGACGCGGAGCATTCCCGGCTTGTGTCCATCGAGGATTATTCCGCGGCATTGCTCACATTCATAATAAGCTGTGGCCTGTACCTCATCCGGGCTCTTCGCCGTTTCCGGCCACTTAATCTGTTTGAACCTGAGAGTTTGAAAGTGCCCGCAGTGAGGACACGGTACATAATATCTGCGCTGGTCATCAGCGCTTTCCCACTCCTGCCATATCGGCCCCGTCTTCCTTGTCGGTGTGGATGTCTGAACGATTTTCTTATTGGCAGCGAATGTCTTGGTACGCTCGCGTGCCAAACTCCGAGGATCCGCCTCTTTCCCGGCACTGGACGGATACTTGTCAACCTCGTCCATGAACAGGAAGCGTATCGGACGTGATGCCAGAGACGCCGGAGAATTAGCACCTGAGAGAACTATATACATGCCTTCAAATTGTAATTCAAGCAGCTTACTCTCTCGCTCCTGGTACCGTTCGTAAAGTTTAGGGCAAATATTGATCATTGGTTGGATCCTATTTTTGCTGGCATATTCAGCCAGCTCCAGCGTAGGATACACAACCAATGACGGGCTGGGATCTTGGTCTATTACATAACCGATCATATTGTTTATCGACTCGGTACCGCCGACCTGTGTCGGTTTGCAAAAAATTATCTCCTCGATATCTGGATCAGTGAATGCGTCCATGATACCTCGGAGATACGGTGTCCGCGCGGTTCTCCACTGTCCAGGCTCAGCTGACGTTTTTGCGTCCAGAACACGGTACCTGTCCGCCCACTCGGAGACTGTCAGGCGCTCAGGAGGTTTGAATATCTTTAGCGCATTCCGAAGCCAGTCCGGCCATTCAAGCCTTGGCTTTTTTACGCGCCGGCGCTTTGTATACTCCATCGATACTAAGCTGTTCGAGGGCATCGAAAGTCAGCTCCGTGATCATCTTTTCTATCCTCCTGGCTGTTACCGTGTCAACGTAGGCGGCCAGCTCCGTGGCAATCCGTCGGCTGTATCCCAGCATGGACCTTTTTAGCACAACAAAAAACCGCTGCAACTCAGCGGTAATTTCCTCTTTACGGATATAGTCCCCCCGGATGATCGCATTCTTGAATTCTGCCTCGGCGGCCTTCTGCTCTTTCAGCTTTGCCTCGGCTTCCAGTTTTTTCTGCGTCCAGGATGTTTTCTCGGCGTTCTCCTCAGTCTGCAGCCCGCTGTTGGTCAACAATCCTTTCCAGGTCAACACGTCTCTGATGGACCACCATCCCCGCATTTCCTGGGGGCATCCTTGTGATTTCCACAATGACAATGCCTGCTGGGTGATCCCAAGGACATCGGTCATGGCTGTAGTCGTCAAGCAGATTTTACCGTTAATCATTTTGGCAAATTGTTTTGCCATGTCATCACGTCCATTCACAAAATAACAAGCAATTTTTTCCGTTTAAACTGGGCGAAATCCCGGGACTCGCCAGCCCCGCATCTCCCCTCCGGTCAGGAAGGACCCAATAAAAAAGAGCCCGAAGGCTCTACTTGCTTATTTTGTGAGTTTTGCATAATCTAGAATATCATAATAGCCTGTATTTTCTTCCGTTTCTGTCCAATACAACGCAGATATATGCTTTGGATTAA